ATGAAACCTAAAGAAAAAGAATTCTGCCGCATGATGGCGCTCTGCGGCGAGCCGGAACGCGCCGCGCGTGAAGCGGGCTACCGTCATCCTCAGCGCCGCTGGCAGGAGCTTCTGTGCCGCGAGGATATCGCGCGGGAGATCAAACGCTGTGCCGCTATGCTGAAGTCGGTATACGCGAATACCGCTGTCAGCGGGATGTATCGCCTTGCGTTCGGAAGAACGGGCGACGCTCTGCGGCTGCTGTATCACGAGGATCCGACCGACGAGGAGCTCGATGCGCTGGATCTGTCGTCGGTGGCGGAGATCAAGCGCACCAAGGACAAAAGCATGGAGATCAAGTTCTTTGACCGTGTCAAGGCGTTCGACAAGCTGAACGAGTCGCTGCATGTCTCTGCGGAGCAGAACAGCGCGGGCGGGCTGATCGAAGCGATGCGTCTGTCCGCGCAGGCGCTGCGATCGCTGCCGCCTGACGAGGGGGATCCCGATGGAGATTAAGCCGTTTTCCGAGAAACAGCTGAAGTCGCTGTTCTGGTGGGCGGAGGGCTCGGGGTATGAGCATCACGACGCGATCATCTGTGACGGCGCCGTCCGATCCGGAAAGACCTTTTCTCTGTCGCTGTCGTTCGTCATGTGGGGGATGTTCTGCTTTCACAGGGCGTCCTTCGGCTTTTGCGGCAAGACCATCGGCGCGCTGAGGCGCAATGTGATCGTACCGCTGCTGCCGTGCCTCAAGGAGCTCGGCTTCCGCGTGGAGGACGCGGTGTCAAAGAACCGTCTGACCGTCAGCTGCGGCGGTCATGAAAATCTTTTTTACCTTTTTTCGGGCAAGGACGAGGGCAGCGCGTCGCTGGTGCAGGGCATCACCCTGTCGGGTGTGCTGTTTGACGAGGTGGCGCTGATGCCGCGGTCCTTTGTGGAACAGGCGCTGGCACGCTGCTCGGTGCAGGGCTCGCGCTTCTTTTTCAACTGCAACCCGGAATATCCTTCTCACTGGTTTTATCGGGAGTGGATCAAACGAAGAAGGGAAAAGAATGCCCTTTACGTCCACTTCCGCATGAAAGACAACCCGTCCCTCTCGCCGAAAATGCTGGAGCGCTACGAAACGCTGTACACCGGCGCGTTCTACAAGCGGTTCGTCGAGGGGGAATGGGTGAGTGTTTCTGGCGCTGTCTATCCGTTCATGGATGACAGCCGTATGTACGTCCCTGTCCCGGACGGCGGCTTCGACGGGTTCTGTGTCTCCTGCGATTACGGCACGGTGAATCCGACGTCGCTGGGTCTGTGGGGCAGGAAGGGCGAGGTATGGTATCGGATCGCGGAGGATTATTACGACGCGCGCCGCGAGGGGAAATCGAAAACCGACGAGGAGCATTATGAATCGCTGGAAAATCTGACCGGTGATCGGCCGGTCGAAGCGGTCATCGTCGATCCCAGCGCCGCAAGCTTTATAGAGGTTATCGAACGACACGGACGTTACGCGGTGGTAAGGGCGGACAACAATGTGCTCGACGGCATCCGCAAGACCTCTCGGGCGCTGATGCAGAAGGAAGTCGTCATCTGCGACAACTGCGTCGACGCGATCCGTGAGTTTTCGCTCTATCGCTGGGACGAGGACAAGCCCTCGGATACCGTCATCAAGAGGGACGACCACGCCATGGACGACATACGTTATTTTGTCAGCTACATCAAACGGGCTGACAGCAGCTTCTGCTGCGCAATCGTAGAACGGCAGAATGAACCGGAAGGCTGATCCTGCCGCAAAAGGGAGGTAAGTGTTTGAAATTATTTTCCGCAAAAAAGAACGGCGCCGCCGCGAACGTACAGACCTGTACCGCGGCACAGCGGGGCAATATCATCCCCGCGCTGCGCATGAGCGCGAATCCGGCTCAGTTCAGGCTGTACCGACAGCTCAGAGAGTCTGTCCCCGTGATCGACGCCGCCGTTTCCAAGCTGATCCGGCTGATGGGGGATTTCCGCTTCATCTGCGCCGACGACGTGACCGAGCGTTCGCTCGGCAGGTTTGCCGAGACCGTGCGTGTCGGAGGCGTCGGCGTCGGACTGCGCCAGTTTCTCGACTGCTATTTCGATCAGCTTCTGACCTACGGCATGGCGGTGGGCGAGGTCGTCCCGACAGAGGACGGGAACGGGATCGCCGCGCTGTACAACGCGCCTGTGGACGCGGTCGAGCTGAAAACAGGAGAAAGTCCGCTGGATGTGCGTATCTGCGCCAAGGGCTTCGGTACGCCGCGGGAGGTGGAGCGTCCCGAGCTGATCTGTATCAGCCTGCTCCATCCCGATCCCGGTACCCTCACGGGCAATTCCATCCTCAGAGGCCTGCCCTTTGTCAGCGATATCCTGATGAAGATCCTCGAGAGCGTGGGTCAGAATTTTGAGAGAGTCGGGAATGTGCGCTTTGCCGTGACCTACAATCCGCCGGCGGGCGCCTCGACGATGAATTCCAAACAGCGCGTGGAGGAGATCGCCTCTCAGTGGAGCCGCGCCATGCGCGACAGGGAGAGGGTCTGCGACTTTATCTCGGTCGGCGATGTGTCCGTCAAGGCGATCGGCGCGGATAATCAGATCCTCAACTGCGATATCCCCGTCAGACACATTCTGGAGCAGATCGTCTCCAAGCTGTCGATCCCGCCGTTTTTGCTGGGCTTTTCGTGGGCGACGACCGAGCGCATGTCCGCACAGCAGGCGGATATCCTCACCTCTGAGCTGGATTATTACCGCTCGCTGCTCACGCCGGTGATCCTGAAGATCGCGCGGATCTATCTGAGATCTGCGGGATTGGATCCGGAGGTCGCCATTGATTGGAGCAATATCAGCTTACAGGATGAAACAGAGCTGGCGGCAGCGCGTCTGGATAACGCCCGCGCCGCCCAGATCGAAGCGACACTGAAAGAGGTGAACGAATGAAAACAGGTATGGTAGTCAAAAACGCCGTCGGCGACCCGCTTGAAAAGGAGATGGCGCTGGTCAATACCTACTCGCGCCGCGAGCTGAGTCCCGACGAGGTATACCTTTTTACGGTGGTGCTGTGCGATAACGATATCGACAGGGACAACGAGCGCTTTACGGTGGAATCGCTGTTCGCGCTGGAAAAGCTGTTCGTCGGCAAGACCGGTATCATCGACCATAATCCTACCGCCAAGAACCAGAAGGCAAGGATCATTTCCTGCCGGGTGGAAGGCATGGAGGGTCAGACGACGGCTCTCGGCGACGCGCTGTTCCGACTGACGGCTCGCGCGTATATCCGCCGCACCGAGGCGAACCGCGAGCTGATCGAGGCGATCGAGGCGGGCATCGTCAAGGAGGTCTCTGTCGGCTGCAGCGTGGAAAAGACCGTCTGCTCCGTTTGCCGCAACGATATGCGGTCGCCCCTTTGCGATCATGTCAAGGGACGCGTGTACAATGGAGAGATCTGCTGCGGCGAGCTGAACAATCCCACCGACGCCTATGAATTCAGCTTTGTGGCGGTCCCCGCTCAGAGAGCCGCCGGCGTCATCAAAACAGGAATCAAGGAGAAAAACATGGATACAATCAAAGCGCTTCTTCAAAGCGGGGAGGATACGCTCCTTGCGAAAAGCGATATGGAATCGCTCAGAGAATATGTCGGCGAGCTGGAGAAAAAGGCTCAGTATGCCGACGCGTACCGCGCAGAGCTGTGTGAGAAGCTCAGACAGTCTGCCGCGCACCTGAATATCGAGGTGGAGTACAACGCATCCAAAAGCATTATCGATAAGCTCGATGTTGCCGAGCTGCAGGCGCTGATCAAGGCGTTCGGCAAAAAGCCCGCGCCGAAGGCGGCGCCGCAGCTGTGCCGCAATCCGCAGAGGCAGTCGAACGGCAACACAGAATTCAGAATTTAACGGAGGTAAATGATGAACATCAAATTTTCTGGCTTTAATGAAAACACGCTGACTTTCGAGTACACCGGTACCCTCAGCGCGGGCGACCTCGTCAAGATGAGCGCGTCCGCAAAGGTCGTCAAGGCGACCGCCAACGGCGAATTCATCGGCGTATGTACCGGCGTCCGCAACGGCTATGCCGCCGTCCAGACGGCAGGCTATGTCGAATTCAAGAAGAGCGGCACCGTCAATGTCGGCTACAACAAGCTCGTCGCGGCGAGCGACGCGGTCAAGACCGCAGAGACAGGCATCGACCGTCTGGTCATTTATGTTGACGACACCACTGTCGGCTTCATTCTTTAAGGAGGGACAACTATGGCAAATTACGAAAACATCACACTGGAAAAGGGCATGTATCAGAGCGGCAGATCGCTGACTGAGGTACTGGAGGCGCTCGACCCCAGCGAGAACTACAAGGGAACCTCGCTTGAGGGCCTCGACGCGTTCTCCCGTCAGCTCAAGCGCTTTGACATCAAGGTGAGCGGCAAGGGCTCCGACACCGTCGAAAAATTCTTCTCCACCTCCAACTCTGCGGCGCTGTTCCCCGAATATGTCAGCCGCGCGGTCAATACCGGCATGGAGGAGGCGGACGTCCTCTCCGACGTCGTCGCGACCGTCACCAAGATCGACGGCATGGATTACCGTTCCATCACCTCGACCCCGGGCGAGGATGACAAGAGCCTGATGAAGGTGGCGGAGGGCGCGTTCATCCCCACCACCGAGATCAAGACGAACAACAACCTTGTCAAGCTGTACAAGCGCGGCAGGATGCTGGTGTCCTCATATGAGGCGCTCCGCTTCCAGCGCATCGACCTCTTTACCGTCACCCTCAAGCAGATCGGCGCGTATATCGCCCGCGCCCAGCTCAAGGACGCGGTGGACGTCATCGTCAACGGCGACGGCAACAACAACGCCTGCTCTGCCGTGAACGCGGCTGCCGCCGGCAGTCTGAGCTACGCCGATCTGATCTCTCTGTGGGGCGCGCTCGCTCCCTATGAGCTGAATACCATCCTCGCGCCGACCGCCGCGATGTCCAAGCTGCTGGCGATCACCGAGATGAAGGACGCTGTCGCGGGTCTGAATTTCCACGCGAGCGGCAAGATGATCACCCCGCTGGGCGCAAATCTGATCCACACCACCGCCGTCAGCGGCACCAATGTCATCGGTCTGGACAAGAACTGCGCGCTCGAGATGGTCGTCGCGGGCGACGTCGTCACCGATTACGACAAGCTGATCGACCGTCAGCTGGAGCGCGCGACCATCAGCTGTATCGCGGGCTTTGCGAAGATCTTTACCGGCGCGTCCAAAAAGCTGAGCTACTAAGGGAGGCATGGCACTATGAGCTTGAACGAGATCATCGAACGCTTCACTCTGGTGTCGGGCTATGAGAGAAAGGAAATCTCCCGTTATCTGCCGATCATTATCGACTGCAAGGAGTTTTTTGAGGAGCGCATCAGCCGGGAACTGACCCCGGCGGAGCATCGCAGGGCGGTGCATGCCTGCGCGGTGTACGCCTACTACCGCATCAGCCGACTGGGGCGCGACGTCGGCGTCGGCAGTTTCAAGGCGGGCGACGTCCAGCTCGTCATGGACGAGAGCGGCGCTGTCGCGGAGAAGCTCTGGCAGGAGGAAAAAACCGCCGTCGCGGATATCGTCGCGATCGACGACGGCTTTTCATTCAGGGCGGTGAGAATATGAACGTGCATACGACCTTCAGAAGTATTCTCCGCCGCTACGGCAATACGGTGACCATCCGAAGAAACGGCAGGACAGAGACCGCAAAGGCCTTTGTCCAGCCGCTTCGGCGGCGACATCGCCTGTACATCAACGACAAGGCGATCCCCGCCGGACTTTTCGACAATGCCTACAAGCTGTATATCGGCGGGTGTGAGCATCGTTTTTCCTACGGCGACAATACCGTGATCACCTGCAAAGGGCAGGATTACACGGTCGTCACCGGCGAGGAGTTCGTCGTAGGTGACGACGAGGTGTATGTCTGGGCGATCCTGTCCCCGAAAAAAGAGTTGAAGGAGGATGACTATGACGTCATTGATTGACAATAATATAGACGAGCTGATCCGCCGCGTCCGGCTCAGGACAGCGGTATCGGATATGGTATTCATCACGGCTTATCCTCCCCGCGAGCTGCCGAATCCGATCGCCAAGTACACGGTCGCCGTGGAGAACAAGGGCGTCAGACAGTCGGAGGTGTTCATCGGCGACGACGTCGGCAGCGGCGTCAAGGGCTGTCTGTATGAGATCGGCCTGAACCTCAGGACCTACGCGCCGCGTCATACGTCCGCGTCCGCCCTGCTGAGGATGACGTCACAGCTGTTCGACGCGCTTCAGGCGTGCGACACCGAGGACGCGCTCACGCAGATCTCGCTCGGCGCGGTCGATTATGACAGCACGGCGCGGACCTATTACCGCGATCTGCACGCAGAGCTCGGATGGCTGTTGTGTGAGGAGGGTCGCGATGAATGAGTTCCGCATCACCCGCAGCAAGGACATCGGACTGTACATCAACGATGAACAGCTGTTCGGCGTGACAGAGTTCCGGGCGCGGTCGGAATACGGCAGATATCCGATCTATGAGTATCTTTCCGGTGAGCCGCACGCGGTCGTGAACAGCAAAAACACGTATGAGCTTCATCTGACGGTGCTGTCGCTGTTTCACTACGCGGTGACGCAGGAAAGCGGCTTCACGCTCAGCGTCACAGACGGGGATACCGTATATCGCTATGACGGCTGTACGGTCGTCAGCAGCTCCCGCGGCGTCAAGGCGGGCAAATATGTCGTCGATGAATTCGTGATCGCGGCGACAGCGATGAGAAAGCAGGTGCAGGAAAATGCAGGATGAGTTTACCGAGTATGCGGAGAGCTTCGCGTTCCGTGATTATGATGATGAATCCGACGCCTTGGAGCGTGACGCGCGGCGTTACAGCAAGGCGTTCGATGAGGAAGAGGAGGCGAGGCGCGCGTGAGGAATGTACCGATGCGATTTTGCGGCTATACCCTGCACCACAATCCCGCAAAGCTGAAGATCGAGAGCAGCGGCAATATCCGCGAGCTGGCTTCTCCCTGCTGTGAGCCTCAGAGCGAGCATCTGGGAAGCCGCCTGCGCCGCGTCTCCGGTGAGGGAGAGCTGTACGGAACGGACTGCATCGCGCAGTTCAAAAGACTGCAGGGACTGTTCGAGAGCGAACAGCCGGGACTGCTGTCCCTGCCGCATCTGCCGGCGATGACTGCCTATCTCAAGGAGCTTTCCCTGCTTGCCGAGCCGAAGGAAAACGTGCTGGGATATCGCTTCGTCTTTATCGAGGCGCACCCTCCCGCGCACGAGGACAGCGCGGCAGAGGTATACGAGGCGCTGGTGGACGGCGAAACGCTGTGGGACGTCAGCTGGCGCTATCATATCCCGATCGAAACGCTGGTGCGGCTGAATCCGCAGATCCCGCACATCGATGATCTGACCCAGGGGGAGAGAGTACGCTTATGCTGAGCTTTATATTTACCGATACCGACGGGAACCGTCATATCCTGAGCCGCCCGCTGTCGCTGACCGTCCGCATGGACGAGAGCGTTCCCGCCGATGATCTGTGCGCGGTGTTCGCGTACCGGAGGCTTCCGGAGCTGACAACGCTCAGGATGAATGACGATCGGGGGACGGTATTCGTCGGCGTCGTGGATGAACAGGAGCATATCCTTTCCGACAAAGGCAGACTGCTGCGGATCTGTGCGCGTTCTCTTGCCGCGCATCTGCTGGATAATGAGGCGGCGCCGCGATGCTATGACCATCCCTCCGCGTCGCTGATCTACGAGCGTCATGTGCGTCCCTACGGGATCCTGCGGGAGGAAGAGGACGACGCGACCTTCTTCGGAGAGCAGTCGGTCGGCAAGGGGATGTCCCAGTGGACGGTGCTCAAAAACTTCTGCACCGCCTGCTATTCGACGACGCCCCGCGTGACCGCCGACGGCTATCTGCGGATGAAGGGTGCCGACAACCTGAGTGAGGTCTGTTTTTCCGACAGCGGCGACGGCCTTGCCTATACGGAGCTCAGAGAGGTCAAAAAGCGCTGTGAAGAGATATCACGCGTCAATATGAAGGTGCACGAGGACGAGGGCTATCGGTACTCCGTGGATAATACCGACGCGCTGCAGCGCGGCGTCTGTCGGGAGCGCTATCTCAACGCGGCGCTCATCTCCACGCCCATGACCTGTGCCGACGCGATGATACAAAACGGCGCTGCTGCCTCTTACGGGATCCGTCTCAAATGCAGCGGCTGTGCCCTGGATAAAATGGGATGCCGAGCGACGGTCAGAAACCGCCTGCTCGGTGAAATCAAGGATCTTTATGTCAGCAGTGTCAGCTACCGCCTCGGCGCGGACGGTGACACGACCACGCTGCAGCTCAAAAGGAGGAAAGACGTATGTGGATATCAAGATATGTAACGGGCAATTCCTTTGCGAAGGACAGCCCGTCGGTGGGCGTCGTGCGCGCTTCCGACAGCGATAAGGTCACTGTCAGCGCGACGAACGAGCATCTTTCCCTTCCGGTCGCCGTGCCCTATGGGATCGCCTATGTGCCGACCGCCGGCAGCCGATCGCTGGTTTTGCCGACAGAGGCGGGCGGCGTGTGCCTCGGCGTCATCGCGGAAGCACCCGACCGCCTTCAGCCCGGCGAGCTGATGCTGTATTCTGCCGGAGGCGCGTCCATCGTGCTGAAAAACGACGGCAGGGTGCTGATCAACGGAAGGGCGGTGGAGTGATGGACGTCAGGATCTCCAACGGCGACGTCGCCATGAAGCCGAACGGCGATTACGCGTATCTCAGCGGGATCGACGAGGCGGTCCAGCGGGTGCGGATGGTCGCGATGACACATCGCGGCGCTTTTGTCTATGACCGCGGGCTCGGCGTCGATTACGACGCGTTTTCCGTCAGTGAGGAAAACCCCGTCGGAAAGCTGGACATGCTGATCAAGGAAGGGATCGCAGGTATCGGAGGGGTCGATGCGGAGGTCATCGCATATGACGCGCAGACCTCTGCCGTTACCGTTCAAGTGAAATATAACGGCAGAACTGCCGTAACGGAGGTGGATATTTCTGGAAACATATGAGACCATTCTGGAGAGAATGAAGCAAAGCTATACCGGCTACGCGGGCTTTACGCCGAGCGACCAGTCGGATGTGATGATCCGTCTGAGGGTGCTTGCGGGAGAGATCTACAGCGAGCGCGCCTACGCGGAGTACATCCTGCGCCAGATGTTTCCCTCGACCGCGACGGGGGAGTATCTTGACAGACACGCGGCGGAAAGAGGACTGACACGCAAGCCGGCGGTGAAGGCGCACGGCGCCGTAGCCTTTTTCCCCGTTGAGCAGACCCACGGCGATATCCTGATCCCCGCGGGCACGGTGGTATGCACCGATACCGATCTGCACCGTTACGTGACGGACAGCGATGTGGTGCTGGAGGAGAACGCCGCTTCCGTCACCGCTTACATCACTGCGGTGAAGGCGGGCGCGGAGTACAACGCCAAGGGAGGCACGGTGACCGTGATCGTCACGCCGATCGCGGGCGTCGGCAGAGTCACCAACGGCTCGCTGGTCGTCGGCGGTACCGATACGGAAACGGACGAGGAGCTTCGCGCCCGAATCGCGGACAGCTACGCGAATATTTCCAACGGCGCCAACGCCGCCTACTACAAGCGCATCGCCTCGTCGGTGAGCGGCGTGGGATCCGTATCCGTGATCGGCTGTGCCAGAGGCGCGGGTACGGTGGATGTCTATGTCCTCGGCACGGGAGGCACAACGGTCTCGGACGCGACGCTCGCGCAGGTGCAGTCACTGCTGTCCGAGGCGCGTGAGCTGAACGTCGACGTCCGCGCCTGCCGTCCCGAAGAGGTGAGCGTGACGCTGTACATACGCATCACGGTGGAGCCGGGATATCAGTTCAGCACGGTCGCCGGTCAGGTACAGACAGCGGTCACCGATTACATCGATTCACTCGGGATCGGCGGCGACGTCCTGCTCAGCAAGGTCGGCGAGGTGATCTATCACATCAAGGGTGTGAGCGATTACAGGTTCCTCGAGAACTACGGCTCCAACCGCATCATTTCCGATTCGCGGTATGCGAGCGCGGATAACATCATAGTCAGAGAGGGATAACGCGATGGTTTATCAGAATATGAGGATCAGGCTGTCCCCTCTGGAGATCTACCGGGCGGCGCCCGCTCATCTGAACCATGAGCTGAGAGCGTACGCCGACGAGATCGAGCGGCTGTACACGGAGCTGGACGCGCTTTTGCCCGAGCGCTTCATCGCGACTGCGACCGGCAGGGGACTGCGCGAATACGAGGAGCTGTTCGGTCCCGCGCGTGATTCGCTGAGTGCCGCAGCCCGCCGTGAACGCCTGCATCTGCGCCTGTCGCTGGGCGAGGGCGATTTTACGCCGGCAGGCATCCGCAAGGCGCTGGAAAGCTACGGACTGGAGTATACCGTATCCGAGTTCCCGACGCTCAACCGTCTGAATATCATCGCCCAGACGCACTATTCCGAGGCGGATCAGGCGTTCATCAGACGAGAGGTGGCAAAAACCGTCCCGGCGCATCTGGAGTTCCAGATGGTTTTCAATACGCTGATGTGGAGTCAGCTGGACGACAGGAACAAGACCTTTTCCGCGCTGGATGAAGATGATCTGACGTGGGAACAGATAGACTCGCTGGAGTAAGCCCGACAACTGGGGAAAGAAAGGAAGAATTATGGCATCAAGTAGTTTTACGACCCATCTGGGATTATGCAATTGGGACGCATCCGACCGTCCGAAGCGCGCGGACTTTGTATCCGACAACAACATCCTTGACAACGCGGTCGGCGGTCATATCGCAAACACAACCATGCACCTGACCGCCGCGGAAAAGGAAAAGGCGCTGGAGCCGTACGTGACCGTGATCTACGCGGGCAGCGGCACGGACGACCGCGTCGTGGCGACCGGCTTCGCGCCGAAGCTGGTGATGGTATACAAAAAGAACGCCGCTCCCGTAATGTACGAGAACGGCGCGATGACGGTCAATTCCGCGTGCGCGGCATACGGACACGGCGGCAGCGCGGGCGTGAGCCTCAGCTCTTCAGGTTTTGTCGTCCGTCAGCAGAGTACCGCGTCCGACGGGATGCGGTTCAGTCTGAACGAATCCGGCTGTCAGTATGTGGCGGCGGTATTCCGTTAACAGAGGTTTTTCATAAAAAAAGGGGGCTGTCGTGTGACAGCCCCTGTTTTGTCGGGTAGATTATGCGAGCATCTGCTTTGCTTTGTTCAGATACATGATGTAGAACACATACTGAACGATGCTCAGGATTCCGGCGATGATGATGAATACCAGTGCAACAACATAGCTTGCAGTGCCGTTGAAGATCAGGGTGATGATTCTGGCAAGGATGATGATGGCATAAATGGCGATGATGATCTTGTAGATGGTGTCGCCCTTAGTGATCATTTCGTTATTGTTGAGCTTCGCGGCAAGATTCTTGATGCCCTGAATGATGTAGATGGTGATCGCAAGGCTGACAACGTCGCTGATCACAGAGAAGATGCTCTTTACGGTGTTGTTGGGGATAAAGCCGCCGAGGATGGAGACTGCGATACCGCCGATGATCAGGTAAAGAACGATCTTGAAGGCCGGCTCATCCATGGAGGCCTTGTTGACGCCCATGATCTTCAAGACGAACGCGATGATCGCGATGACGGCAGAGATGATGCCGAAGAAAGCCATGCCGCCGAGAGAAGCAACTGCGCCGGTGGTGGACAGTGTCTTAGCGGATACATAGCCGAGAGCGGTGAACGCCAGCGTGATCGTCAGGCAGACAGAAGCAATCAGCGCAAGGATTTCGGCGATAAAGATTTTCTTTATGCCCTCGAATGCATTGGTGAATTTCAT